GTGTACGTCACCACACTAAACCCAGCAGACGCATTAACACTCACAGTCGATGTGATTGAGCCGTTGGTGTTGCTTGATGTTGAGCCTTGCCCTGCTTGCCATTGCCAAGCATCATATGTAGTAGTGCCGTTGTTGTATATGCCACTTACACCAAGCGTAAATCCATTGCTATTAAATGATGTTAAGCCTGTTGAATCAACCGTTTCAGCCGCAGTTGTATTGGAAACAAGTGCGTTTGTTGCTCCACGAACAGAATCCGTTAATTTATTGTCATAAGCTATAGACAATCCTTTTACCCAAACCAAGTCTGGTTTAAATCCACCTGTATTTGTAACGGTTAAGTTTGCACCCGTACCCGTGTACAAGGTCGCATCCATCACCTTGTTACCCGCCAAGATGGTTGACGTCGGGAGGTTGTAGCAATTAAGGGCTACAAAGCCTGTGGGGGGTGTGTAGGTGAAGGGTTGTTGACCGAAGTTGATGGCAACAGTACAACCATCGTTAGAACCAACTTTTGGAAACCATGTGCTTGCTGTAACGCCAGTAATTGCGCCTTGGCTTGTGTTGTTTTTATAAAATGTCAGCGTACCTGTGGTTGCGTTGAACGCCACACCAATTACATCACCGTTTGTAAACGATGCACCGTATGCTGATGTTGAGCCATTGGTAATCAACAACCCTGTTTTGCTGCAATAAAAATAACAATTGTTTGTAAACGATGTTCCATTGTCATTGCCAGCATAAGTCGATATGCCAATAGCCGTGGCAAAACTGTATGTGCTGTTTGTAGATACAACCGTGACTTCCCAATAGTAAGAACCACTTGTAACGCCAATGGTTGCGGGGATGGCAATAATGTTTGAACTTGGCGCAGACAATGCTGCGTTTAAATTTCCGTTGCTAATGGTCGCCGTAATACCTGTAGTAGCACCGCCAATAGGATTCATCACAGCATAGTTAGCCGCCGTAGCAGAAGTCAACGTAGGCACATCCGTCATGCTGTCATACGTCACACCAGCCGTGATGCTGATGTTATTTGTTGTCCAGTAATTGCCGTTGCCTGAGAAGTCTTTACCCAAGCCTACGTTGCTGCTTGTAGTCAGCGCAGAGTTGTCTGTNAANGGCANATANAAACCNTTTGTGCCGTATGTGCCTGTGTANNNNGCGGGTTGCCANACGCCTGTTGTANCNTGTTGGTTGANCCAAATGATGANGGGGTTAGGGCTTGACCGTCAACAGAATTAAACTCTGCTGTGTAACCATCATAAAAACTAGATGCTCCAATATACGAATTTAACCAACTTGTAACGTTTGCGTTGTACCTTGTATCGTAGTTTAGTGTTGGGTAAACCGCAGTAGAAAATGCCGTTACTTGGTTGCCGTTAATGTATACCTTAACTCTATTTGCTGCCGTTGCTTGAGTGGTGTCAGTAGAAATTACAATGTGATACCAAGCAGACGGGTCACGAAATACTTGCGTTGTAATTAACTGCCAAATAGGTGTGCCTACACTTGAGTCATAAGTGTTTATTTCTAGCGTGTCTGTAGCGTTAAAGTTTACATAAAAATATAAACCGCTGCCCGTACCTACTGTGACCAGTTGTTGACGAACTCCAAGTTGACCACGCTTAAACCATGCTGAAATAGTCCAAGTTTTTTGATTCCCCGCAGAGCTAGGCGTCCGACTCAAATACCCACTCGCACTCGCCCGTGTACGCAACGAGCGTGTAAGGTTGTAGCCTGTGGCTAATCCACTACCGGATTTAGATGCACTAAGCATATTAGTAATTCTGTCCGTTAGTAATACCGTAAGTGTTTGTACCGTCTTGGAAAAAACTGAAAATATCAATTTTTCCTGTAGCACTTGTCGGTGTTGGTGTTGTACCACCCGCCCACTTGAGCGTACTACCACCCGCCCATGTCAGCGTATCAGCAGCCGCATACGACACAATAATTGTAAAACTCTTACCTGCAACACTAGATGGCAGCGTCACGGTTGTTGCACCAGACGTTGTAATCTTTTGCAGCGTACCGTTTGTCAGCGCAACAGTTGTGTTACCAGTAGCCGTATACAGCGTTTCAACGTAGTTGGTAACAGTCGGGTTAGTAAGCGTTGAACCAGTCAACGTCACGTTACCTAAAGATGTAGTCGTATTCCCAAGATAGACAGCCGTGTTACCGAGTGTGATGGCTGTCGCAAAGTTACTATCCAGTTGGGATAGCGGAATAGACGTTGTTGCTGTGGCAAAAGTATATGGGACGGTCATTTAGAACCTCACTCTTAATTCATGTTCAAATTCAAATCCATTCACAGTAAACCCTGGGTTAGATGATGTTACTGTAATGCCAAGATATTTTCCATACTGCGATGCGTCAGTCTTATACAGCGCATAACCAATTTGACCCCAACCAATCGTTGCACTCGAATTATTCGTCCATGCAACAGTCTGCAAATTGTTGTTAATCCAAGTCACAAGGCTAGTCAAAATATACGGTGGGCTTGATCCTGACTCAGAATCAATTGTTGCGCTCATTGTGATCGAACTGGCGTTTGTAGCTGTTGCCTCAATCCCCATCTTTAATGCTTGCTTGGTGCGAATAGGATCACCCATTGGCAACAAAGCGGTCTGAATACGACTGGTGATCGCAGCACTGGTACTTTGATATAGTTGATACAGCGTTGTGCCATCCGTACCAAATAACGTAATCTTGCCGCCAAGTGGGATAGATGTGATGTACGCCAAGTTATTGCCTTGAGAAGTCAAAAACCATTTTTTCTCAAAGAACACAGCCTGAATATAACGATAAGACTGCGTAAACACCGCGTCATAGTATCTAAAGTTAAATGCAGCGCACAAAATGTTGTTAATCAACACTTGTCCGGCGTAAATCGGATATGTAAAGTCAATATTAGGGAATATGCCGTCAAGCGGGTCTGAGAGCTTAGACGTTGTTGATCCCACCAACGCATACACGCCATAGTCGTTTAAAAACAACACAGAACGGAAATACGGAAATATGGCGTATGGACGCTTAGAACCAACAGATGCCGACACGTTGGTGTTTGTAAACAACGTAATACCGTTAGTGTTCACATTAACGTTGGAAATCACGTTAATTGAGTCATCACCAAAGATATACAAAAAATTGTTTGCAGAAAGTATCTGCTGAATGTTTCCATGCAAGGTTTCGTCTGTTAAGACAAAACTTCCCGCCGATACGCTTGTAAAGTCGGTGTATGAGTTTGCGGCACTGTAAAAAATGGTTCTGCCGGCTGCAATCCACACTCGACCACTAAAAGACGCAATTCCAACGTTTGTATCGCTATTAACAATGCCTTTAAGGACTGCGCCAGTCCCGCCGCCGCCTGAAGCCGTGACAACCAAGTTTGCAGCGTTGGTGTAGCCTGAGCCTGGGTTTGTGATAATGACTTCAAGAATCTGACCGCCTTCAAGCACCGCAGTGCCGGCAGCACCTGTTCCGCCCCCACCTGAGAACGAAATCACTGTGTTTGCAGCATTTGTGTAACCCGTACCGCCCGATACCACGACAGCCGAGGCCGTGCCGGTTGCAAACGTAATCACACCCGCAATAGCCGTTGCACCTGATCCCCCACCGCCAGCAATCGTAACTGTTGGCACGCTATTGGCGTAATATCCCGAACCACCGTCATTTAACGATACGGTTTGCACGACACCTGACAAAACAGTTGCTACAGCGTTTGCTTGCGTACCATTTGTATCATTTGGGGCACTAATGGTCACTGTTGGAACGTTTGAATAGCCTGAACCACCGTTAGTCACGGCAATAATACCAACCGAGCCAATATTGACGACGTTGTTACCATCCCATGAGTAGTAACCCTTAGATGGATCAAGAATCAATAAGCGTTCATTCTTCCATTGCGAAACTTGCATACCAGCACCGCTAAAGGTACCGGCCGCAGCCATGTTACCTACAGCACCAGTTGTTGCGTTGTAATACTGTGCGCTACCGTCTGCTTGGAAAGCCACGGCATAGTCATTTAATTTAATGTTGGCAGAGGATAACGTTGTTGCGGTATTCGCCCACACAACCGTATTGCCGCTTGAGCTAACAGTAGAGTAATTTGGGATGACTTTAAGGTTTGCATAACCAATAGGCTGCACATTCTCAATCCAAGAAAACTCATCTTCTTTGATTGCAGTACGATTGGCTTGCGTATCAAGTCCTCGAAAGGTTTTGATAACTTGATACGACTTCTTTTGCTCTGCCGCAGCCATTTCTAATTGATATTGCTATAAAGAGATGGAATGCGACGCGTAAAGACTGTGTTGAGCACAGACCTTGCGTGGTTCANATACTCTTGCTTGTAAATCTCNGATTCACCAAACGATTGTTCGTAATACTTAGCNAAATACGCTGCNTAGAACTTTACACACGTTGTATACGGGTCTTGAATCGAATCTGCAACGGTTGGCGCAGTCAATGTCAATGCTGTTGGCAAAATCACCGTATCCATNTCAATTTGATAGACCTGATCGGGTACTGGGCCAAGATAAATNGTGTTTTGACCGTACACAGAGAAGGCTTGAGGCCGTCCTATGTAATTCTGCCAAAACCGCAGCCGTGCA